CAACTTTGATTACCCGCCGATCCCGGTTCGGGACATGGACTGGTCCGCCGTCACTGACGATTACGAAGCCGAGTCCGACAGCGAGGGTTGGTGGTCAACGCATCCGGTTGGGCGGGGCGCGACCGAGGAAGAAGCCATCGCCGATCTGCTTGAGCAAATCGAGGAGTAGCAACCATGTTTCAAGACCCTCTCTGCGACCTGATAGGCGAGGCAATGCAGGAATCACCGGAGCACAGGCTTGCCGTTACGCGCGAGCAGGCGCTTTCGAACTTCTACAGCGCAGAACGTCGGGCCGGCGCGTCTCCCCTCCTCGCCAACGAGCGGATGCACTTCTTCGCCAAACGGCTTGACCAGCTCGCCGCCGACAAGATCGCCGCAGACGACGCATTCAACCGAGACCTTGCCGTGATCCGCCAGTGCATGGAGCGCACCCGATGAACCAAGTTGCCCAGATCGAACCACAGGGGCCGGTGTCAGCCCTTCCCGTCCCCGCCTCGGAAGCGTCCGCTATTCTTAGCATGATCGAGCGCGCGGCGCGAGACCCGAGCGTGGACATCAACAAACTGCAACAGTTGATGGAAATGCGCGAGCGTGTCGAAGCGCGGAATGCGGAGTCCGCATTTGACCGCGCCCTGACATCGGCACAGGCGGCCATGGTCCGCGTCCGGACGGACAGCAACAATCCGCAGACCAAGAGCCGATACGCCTCCTATGGAGCCTTGGACGCGGCAATGAGGCCCGTCTACACGCAGCACGGCTTTGCACTCAGCTTCAACACCGAAACTCCCGCGCCCGAGACCGTCCGGGTTGTTTGTCGCGTATCGCACCAGGGCGGCCACGGGCGCACCTATCAAATCGACATGCCAGCCGATGGCAAGGGGGCCAAGGGCGGCGATGTGATGACCAAGACCCACGCGACGGGCTCCGCCGTGTCCTACGGGATGCGCTACCTACTCAAAATGATCTTCAACATCGCGGTTAGCGACAGGGACGACGACGGCAACGCGGCAGGATCGGGCGAGAAGATCAGCCCGGCACAGCGCGAAGAGTTGAAACTGCTCTGCCAGACCGTAGCGCAAGAGAAGGGTCTGGACGAGTCCGACGCCATGCGGACGTTCTGCGACTATTTCAAGATCAGCGGCTTTGCCGATCTTCCTGCCAAGGACTTCGACCGCGCCAAGATTGCGTTGAACAAGAAGCGGAGCGGGAAATGATCCTGTTTTTTGACACAGAAACCACGGGCTTTCTCGACGACCGCCTGCCGCCAGATCATGAGGCACAACCCTACATCGTCCAGCTTGCCGCACAACTATGCGCGGATGACGGCGCGCCCGTTGCCGGATTTTGCTTCATTGTCGATCCCAGAAGCGGCGACGGAAACATCGTAACGATACCGGAACGCGCGTCCGCGGTCCACGGCATCACGAACGAGAAGGCAATTCAGTTTGGAGTGTCGTCCGAATTTGCGCTTGGAGCTTTCACCCATCTGTATCAGCGTGCGGACCTGATCTGCGCCCACAATATCAAGTTCGACAAAGGCGTTTTGGAGACGGCTATTGCACGCCACTATGGCCGCACCATGCCGCTTCGCAAGCCCCTGTTCTGCACGATGGAAGCGGCATCCCCCATCATCAAACTGCCACCAACCGAGAAGATGCGTGCGGCCGGGTTCGACAAGCCGAAGCCGCCGAAGCTTGAAGAATGCATCCGGCATTTCTTCAACGAGGAATTGGACGGCGCGCATGATGCCATGATCGATTTGACCGCGTGCCGCCGCGTCTATCTGCATATCAAATCGCTTGAGGTGGCGGCATGACCGGAATCATTCAGGGCTCCCCAGAGTGGCACGCGCTGCGGCTCGGCAAGGTTACTGCGTCCCGCGTCGCTGACGTGATCGCCAAGACCAAGAGCGGTTATTCCGCGTCTCGCGCCAACTACATGGCTCAACTCATTGCCGAACGCCTTACCGGCACGCCGGCAGAGACCTACACCAACGCAGCGATGCAGCACGGCACGGAGACTGAGCCGGAAGCCCGCGCGGCCTATGAGTTCTACCAAGGCGCGACTGTGGAGGAAGTCGCGTTCGTTGCCCACCCGAAGATCGACCAAGCCGGCTGCTCCCCGGACGGCTTGGTCGGCGGGGATGGTTTGGTGGAAATCAAATGCCCCAACACGGCAACCCATTTGGAAACGCTCCTCGGGCAGTCCGTTCCCGGCAAGTACGAAGCGCAGATGCAATTCCAGATGTCTTGCACGGGTCGCTCATGGTGCGACTTCGTTTCCTACGATCCTCGGATGCCCGAGAACATGCGGATTTTTGTCAAGCGCGTTATCCGCGACGACAAGCGCATCAAGGAAATCGAGGAGGAGATCGCCGGCTTCCTTCTGGAAATGGCGGTGAAGCTGGCGAGCCTCGGCAAACTCTACGGCGAGCAGGAGGCGGCATAAGTGCGCGACCGCATCGACGTGAAAGAAGCCCTTCGGTTGTGGCGCGTCTGGCGAAACTGGCGCGAGGTTGCCGTTCGCTTGGTCCGTCCGAATGGGCAGAGCTACACGTTCGATGCGGTCGCGAAGGCCGTCCGGAGATATGACCGGGGTATGGCATGATCGTTTCCGAGCGCAACATTTCTGATGCCCTGACGTACCTAGCGGACAACCCGCACCCGATCGCCTATGCGCAGAAGGCTCGGGCGGACTCGGAAAACGCATCAAAGCGCGCCTATGCGAAAGCATTCCTTGCTGCCGATGGATCAGTAGAGGCACGGCGCGCCACGGCAGAGCTGGATGAAATGTACACGATAGCGAAGGACAACGAGGCGGCGGCCGTCTTTGATCTGGAAACCCACAAGTCGCGCATCAGGGCGGCCGAAATGATCTTGGAAATCTGGCGGACTGAGAACGCCAACGCCAGAGCAGCGGAGCGCGTAAGGTGAGGCAGCGCCAACCCCGAGAGACCGACGAACAGCACCTGGATTTCGTGCGCTCGCTTCCCTGTGTGGTCTGCGGCGACGACACATGCACTGAGGCCGCGCACATTCGTTCCGGCAATCTGGCATATGGGAAAGAAAACACGGGGATGCAGCAGAAGCCGCACGACCGCTGGACAATCCCGCTGTGCGGTCGCTGTCACCGGGTCCAGCACACACAGAACGAATGGCGGTTTTGGAGAGACTTGAAAATCAACCCATGGACGCTGGCGATGACGCTGCACAACATCAGTGGCAACCATGAAATGGCCCTGACCGCAATCGAGCGGCACAGGTCGCCAGCGATCCCATGACAGGAACAACGATGACCCCGAAGCAAAAGTATGAAGCCCGCAAGGCTGAACGCGAAAAGATGAAGGCTTTGGATTATCAGGTCCGGCAACGCGAGGAGCAAATCGCAACGGAGCTGGACATGCTGGACCGCTTCGTGACTGCCGTTGAGCGGATAGCCGACGCGCTCTCTACGCGGGACCGTGCCGCGTCACTCCCTCCCCAGGAGCAACGCTGATGCGCGGAGATGGATACTACAATCGCATGTGCGCCCGTTGCCGCTGCAATCTAGCAAGAGGCGATGCATCGGGTGAAAGTGGGCTCTATTCGCCCAATCGATCGTTCACCCTCTGCGAGCCGTGTTTCTTCGCGGAGGACGCCGAAACGGAACAAGAGGGCACGAACAACCTTCCTAATCGGCTGGACGAGTATCGCAACAACATGAGGCTTGGGCCGATACCAGGTTTGCGCCCCATGGCATCACTCCCCTCAACGGAGCAACAGCCATGAACTTCGCCCGCATGATCGGCAAGACCCTCGGCGTCTTCGGCCTGATGCTCGTCGCCATCGCAATAATCGGCTTCATCGGCGTCCTGGCTGACGGTTTCAACAAGACGAGCCGGGAGCGCGATGTGTGCCTGAAGGGCGCGCAGAGCGGGTTGGAGATCGAGGAGTGCAAGCGATGACCACCATCGCAATTCTCATCTTCATCGCCGCTGCTATCTATTTCACATTTGAAGGGGTGAGGTAATGACCGATCTTTCCCAAGGAACGCCGACACCACATGGCTATTCCCCAAGCGCGCAGGCAATGGGCGAGTGCCTCGTGTGCGGCCACCTCGATCACGAAAGGAAGTTGCCATGGCACTGCGCGCCGCTTTCTTCCCCGCAGAGCGATGCGCCGCATGTGCCGGCCGCATTCGTCAACGCGCTCGCCGAAGAAGGCACCAGGGACGAACTGGTGACGTGGCTGCAAAAGCTATGGAACGAGAACTGCGCTCTGCGATCTCCCGTGGTGAACGCGGCCGACGCCATGATTAGCGAGATCGAGAAGCGGTTTCCAAACTGGCAGTCATTTCGCGATCTGCTGGATTGCATTGACTGTACGCTTCACGATCTGCGCCGTTACTCCCCGGCAGTGAGCAACACGGAGCGGCAAGATGGCTGACCCTGACATGCGGAATGACACCTGCAAATGGTGCGGCGAAAAAACTCTGATCTTCCGCGATAACCAGCTCTGCGACGATTGCGATTCCCGGACGGTCTACTGCTGCGTCTGCCGCTCTCGAAAATCCGAGGAATCGCGATGCCGCCATGTATTCTACGCCATCGATCACGGCTGGACGGGAGCTGGCGTCTACCCGAGCGGCGATTCCGATATGAAGCG